CCCTGCATCCTCAGACACTAAGATAGATTTAACAACCGCGGTCTTTGCCGTAGGGACCGTGTACAGAGTTGTAAGATCTGTCGTTGTTAAGTCTGCTTTTTTATTTATAAAACTGTTAGCCATTATTGTAAAAAGAAATTAAATGCTTCTACTTCATCTTTAAGTTCTTGTTGAAACGTTGTGTTTAGTTTTTGAATTATAGCATCAAGATCTCTAACCTGTGAATCAGCTACAGACTGTCTGTATTCTTTACTAGGTCTTGTTAATACTTGTACGATCTTTGCCATTACTCTCCTCCACCTGGATCGTATGGATCACTGTATGATGTATCGTCTCCTGGTGTTGATTCACCTCCTGCATATGTATCAGACTCTCCTGTGTAATCTAAAGTTTTACCTGTAACATCTGTTGTTGGCATTGCAAATTGACCAAGTCCTCTAGTGTAATCGTAAGCAAATTGATTTCTTGTAATGTTAGTTCCTGGTATAGTTCCTCCAGCTGCTAAAAAATCCTCTAATCTATTTTTAGCAATTTGTCTTCTTTCGATAAATCGATCTAATCTTCGTTGTTGGGCCTTAGTTAATTCTTCTTCTTCCTCTAACTTACCAATACGTTCATCAAACTTACCGATAGCTTTATCATACATGGTAGCTAAACTATTTGAACCAAAACCAGAAGCAAAGTTTTTACCTTGTAAGATACCAGATGGATCTATAATTTTATTATCTACAACTCTAAGTCCACCCATATTGTCAGGATCATTTACATACTGATAATCTAGATCAGACGGTCTTCTATCTAATGGTAAAAATTGTGAACCAATTGCACCTGCTAATGCAAAGAGAGGATTTACTGTTCCAGTAGCTAATTCACCAAGTTTTAAACCTGTTGAGGCTCCCGCTTGAAATAAAGGAACTCTCGCGTAGTTTCTCATGATACCAGTAAACATATTATCTTGTGGTACTCCAACATTTCTAGCTGCTATGTCCTCACTTGCAAGAATGGGAACAGCTTTACTTAAATCATTATTAGCTAATGTTTCTTGTGCTACACTAGTTGCAGGAATACCTACATCTTCATTAAGATTAAAATAATTAAAAGCGTTTCCTAAATCTACTGCCATTATCTTCTACCATCTGGTTGTATATCTAATCTAAACGTACCTAGCTTCCAGTCTTGACCAGATCCTGTGTTTGCTACTTTAAGAGCTATCGCTCTAGCTCTTGCTCGTGTGTCTACTTTAGTCGTTGATGAGGTAACTGTAAAGGGTCCTAATGACGAGCTCGATGCTGTGTCATTTGAATAATTACGTAAGTTTAGCGTAACTTGTGAGTTACCTGTCTGTGAAATAAAGTCTGGTATAAATCTTCTAATCTTCATAATAAACTCACCATCACCTCTAAGCTCTGCTGCAGGTCCAACACCTCTTGATACTTTTTGTGTAATATCAAAATCGCCAGATACGATATTTGCTGTAATCGCTGTAACCGTGCCGCCTTTAACTTGATCGGTTCCCGTTTCGTGTTGATAGTATGTTGATATACCATCCGTGTTTCCTTGAACATAAGTTGCTGATGTAGCTGGTTCAACACCATCCGCATCGTATTCTAATGCGTGAGGTTTACCAAAAACCGCTGAATCTTGCCACGCGGTTCTTGCTAATGTTCCAACAGTCCATACAGGTCTTTGTGGTGAGGAATCAAAATAATTATAACAAACCATTCTGTTAACTACAGAAGATGTTGATGTTGGATAGAACCACATGATCTCACCAAACAAATTATTAAGTCCTGCAGATATCATTTGATTACCAGAATCTAAATTAATATCATCATACACATGGTCTTCAACTAAACATGGTAACGACTCAAGTGAACCCGCATATTTAAAGAAACCATTCTCTGATAACCAATACGCTGCACCGTCTACTTCAACAACTGCGTTCTTACCCGCAAGTCCACAGTTTGTACCAGCTTGCTCAAAGGCAAAAGTAAACGGTTGACCTACAAAACGCATCGTAAACAAAGCGGTGTCGGTATAAACATAGATTGCATTTCTACCTCTGATAGCTCCCATAATTCTAGATCCATCGGCAAGTCTTTGTGTACCTGCTGTATTAGTTGCTGTAGGTGCATAAGTATTAATATCCTCTTGGTCAGAGAATCTAACAAACATATCATCCTGTGTAGTCTTTGTACCAATTGTAGTTTCTGTGCCAAAAAATACTAAGTGTCGATCTGGTGTAGATACTAACATGTGTCTTGATGCTGTGGGTGCACCTGTAATAATTGTTGCTCTTGTTGACGTAGCATTTGTAATTGATGAGTCCCATTCGAAAACCTCACCATTACAAATTAGAGAAATAGCTTTATCACCAAAGTTATCTAACGACCAGAATCCTGGTTCGATAACTAAGTCACCCGATGCTGCCTCACCCCATGCTACGAAGTTTGTAGAACTTGTAACGGTTGCTCCAGCAGAGTGTGATGCGGCTGTGGTATTTCTTACACCTCTTGTTACACCAGATAATGTATTAGACGTAATACCAGTATAGGATATTTCTTCTGTTCCTATTTGTATGAAATTTGTACCCGATGATGGAAACTGTGAAGCATCATTTAATGTTATACTTGTTGCAGAGTCTGTGATGCCTGAAGATAGTGTTGTAGAAAAAGCTCCAACCTCTTGACCACCCCAGGTTCCTAGTGACCAACCAAAGCCCTGTGCTTGTACATCGGGACCTACTCGATAGTAATGTTGAACTCTAATACCACCTGATTGCGTTGCCCCGGACCCTGATTCATTAGACGGCATCGTGATTGTTACGGTATTAGAAGAAGGAACCGTTGTAACCATGAATCTTATATCGTCAAAATTGGCAGCTGCAAAATTAGAATTTGTAATTGTTGTAAAGTTATCTAATAAAATTATGTCACCCTGTTGAATACCATGATCACCTGAGAAGTTTATAGTAACTTCAGCTGATCCATTAGTCGTGCTAAATGCATTTGTTAAAGTGCTTGTAGTTTTAATTGGATGTATATCGTAAAATACACCTCCTGAGTAAGCGTATAATATTCTATTTGTACCTATAATAGAAAACTTCTGACCAGCACTGTTAGTAAACTGGTGTAATCCTCTAGCTGCACCGGTTACGTTGTCCGCACCTAATTGTTTCCAACCCCCTATTTTTTCAGGAAGCTGATACCTAAAACGAACATTGTCACAGTCTACCCACTGCGCCTCTCCACCTGTAGGTGTGACCTGTTTATTTATTCCTGGTAAAAAAGATACCTTCTGTAACATAGAACTCCAGATTATATTAGATTGCGTTGATGTTCAACGTTATTTGACTATTCCTAGCATAGGTCTTTTATCATACAAATTGCTCTTTGCAAACTGTCCATCTGCATGATTATAATGTAGAAATACTTGACCGCATAATTGACCCTCAAAAGGCTCTCTCCAGTGTTCTAATTCACAGCCAGAATAGATAAGCATATCCCCTGGTTTTAGGTCTACTTTTATACCTTTGGGTGCACCAGGCTTATGTATATTCTTATACTCGTCTATGACGTTATTAGACCCCGTAGGATCGATAAATATAGGCCATGCATCTCCGCCTAGGTTTAATGTGGTGGATATTTCACAACTAGGTCTATCTTTGTGTCTTTTTAAAATGTTACCTTTTTTATAAAGTCTTGTGTATGAGTATGTTGGCACTAACTTAAGTCCCGTCTTTTTTTGCATTACAGATATAGTTTTAACCAATAATGTTTCCATTAACCTATCACCATATTTAGCGTAAGAACCTGGAACTTGTTGATCGTTAAAATTACCTACAAGTTTATTGCCTTCATGAGTTACACCGTTCTGTAACATCCAACTATCTGCCTCTGCTGATATTTGTAAATATCTATAAGCTATTTCGGCTACCTCTTTTGAGATGGCACCACGTATAACTTGATATTTATTTTTCTTAAAACTCATATTTGTATAAAATTATAAGATACAGATATTCTCCAGTTTTTTTCACCTTTGTCTGTATTCATATTTATATCAACACCATGTGGAAGCCAAGATGGAAAAAAGATCATACGTCCTTCCATAGGTTCATAAGCACACACTCTCCACAGTTGTTCTGGTAGATTATCTTCTCTTCTAGGCATGTGGGTATTCGGTCCTGGTCTTGGATCCTCTAAAAATAGTTTGCCCGAGTTCTTAGGGACTTTAATGTA